TCGGACTTCCCAGTCACCAGTGTTTGCACCATTCTTCCACAGCAAAAACCTTCCGGCGTCACCAGATGCGGGAGCGTCACCAGATGAGTACTGAATAACAGTTGTTGTGTTGCCTGAGCCGCCCGTAAACGCTTTATACTCTCCGCTTATTGTTATTCTTGTAGACGTGCTTGTAATAGTAGCCATCAGAACCCCTTAGCTGTTGTCGTAGTTACGCTCAAGAGGCGCTACAAGGGATATATTCTGTCCTGTGGATCTCGTAAGGGTGGCTTCTGCCGCTACGTATTGAGCTGTATTCAAACCGATTGCAACTACAGTCACGTTTGCATCTGTGCCTGCCGTGCGCCCACCTTGAGTATTGCCATCGTAGTCAAAGTCAAACGAAACACTACTTGCGCCGCCTATGTTGCCGCTTATATCTGTTCCGCTGTTATCATCAACTATGATCGCTAAGCCTGTACCAAATCCAGAGGTAAAAAACATGCGGTATATGGCATCACTGTCATTTACAAGGTTTGCGTTAAATGCAATTGTGCCGGTGGCCAAGAATGGGAACGTGCGCTCAGTGCCGCCCGTGTCAGTGAAAACCAAGTTGTTTCGGTCAGATGCTTGGAAGTTGTCGATATAAACGCCCGTTGTGGTTTTTAGGGTGTCTCCTAAGAATCCCATTAAACTGTCTGCAAGCTGCCCGACTTGGGTTCCAGCACCATCGTCGATGTCTGTGGCTTGACGCAGGCTATATTGCACAAATTCGTAGATTTGCTGTGTGCTGCCGTTGTTGCCATCGACTATCACATCGAAATTGTAGCTTACGCCACCGATTGTCCGCGTGGTCGCACCGTACGTTATAGACATGCCTGTATAGGGCGCAGTGGTTGCAATGTCGCTGTCTGGCGCTGTTATTTTACTGTCTGCCGCCTCTGCCAATGGGAAGCGGTTTGCAATGTAATTAAGCGCTGCCAGACCAATGCTTGCCGATGTCGCAGAGCCGTAAGTTTTGCCCTGTGCCCGTATGTAAACAGTGAGGGTATCAGGTCGCTTATTAAAGTTGCCGTTACTGGAATCACCAAAAGTTTGAATGGCTTGGTTGATCGTACCAGCAAAGTCAAAGTCTGTTTTTGCACTGTCGCTGCTAAAGGCGTAATAAGGCGTGTCAGAGCTGTCAATGTTACCCAAAGAAATGATGCCCATATATTCACGCTCAACCACACCAGCGTCTGTAATTTCGCGCCAACCACAAGAGCGCAACAAATTCCTAGTGGTGTCGTTGGCGGGCACCCAATTCTCGATAAATTCAAACTGTTCAGGTGTGATTGACACCATTGGAAACGGATAAGGAATCAGGTTCGGATCATTTTTCCACTCTTCTTTTAAAAAAGAATAGAACGCTTGGCCATCTACGCCGTCATTGGAAAGATTACCAGCAACGCTTAGCTCAAGAGTCTTCGCACTGGTGTCGATTGTGACCTCAGTGCCTTGGTTCAAATCATCGGGATCTGTAATTAGGGCCATTGTTTATCCTTTTCAATTCCTATACGTAGTTTAAGGTAACTTTAAACTCACCTTCGGCTATTTTCTTAGCATCAAAAGAAGCTACCTGATCTGGTTTATTGTCCTGTATAACACCACATATTGTGTCACAATGTTTTTTCTGAGCCTCTATGAGCTTCTTCGTACTTTCTTTTGAGCACTTTTCTATCTCTTTTCTTAAAGATTCAAAGTCCTTACGCTGATCCTTAGCAGGTTTTTCAGGGTCGAGATTCCCTAAAGCCTTTTTAATTTCATCTTCGGGAGTACCATCTTTAAACTCAATAACTTTACCGTAAGCTTTAACTTTCAATGAAACCTCCCGTAGAAGAGTCAAATACTAAGTCAGGCTTTTCAGGCTCAGGTTTACTAGTGTCAATTTCAAGAGCCTTAAGTTTATTTATGTTAGAGTCGTTAGTTATTTTATGGGTCACCTCTTCCTTAGCCAGCTCAAAGTTAGCTAAATCAAGCTCCTGCTTAAAAAACTGCGTCTTTTTCTTTAGGTCAAGATCTGCTATTTTAAACTCTCTATCAAAAGAATCCTTAGATTGCTTAAGGTTAAGCTCCCCCAAGGCTAACTGAGGTTGGCTTTTGGCTTCTGCGGCGTACTTTTGGGCTCTAGAGTTAAACTCATTGGCCTGACCCTCAAGAACACCAATTTCTGCCTGTGTTCTCCGCTGTTGAAGATCTTGGGCTAATCTCTGGGCCTCTTGTTGCTCTGGAGTGGGCGTAGAAGCCTCCCGAAGACGCTCTAAGAAGCCCTGACGCTCCGCAAGGTTCATGTTTTCAACTACCTGCTCCATAATGACAGGTCTAAGTGGGTCGTCTGGGGCTGTGGTCTGTAGAAGCTGTACTAATTGAGACACCTCGTACTCTCGTGCCATGATTCCAAGGGAGCTGGAGGCTAAAAAGTCGTAGTCTCCAATGGGAAACTTCTCAGGAGAGTACTGCATATAACGCCAAGCGGCCTTTTCCACCAGAGGGATTAGAAAACTATCTTGGAAAGACACTAAAGTTCTCTTATGTCTCTTGATAATGGCACCAAGGGACATAGAAATACCCGCTGCTGTGGCTTCACCATTGATACCTCCGGCAATTCCAGAGGAATCTACAGAGCCTGTAGCACTTTGGTGCATTCTCTCTAGGGAGGCTGTCTGGGCGTAGGTGTTCTGTGACATTTCCCCAAAGTTAAAGCTATGGAGGATCTCCCGAGGATCACCTTGGGTCATGATGGTCTTACCCGGACGTACTCTAAAGTCAGAGTTACGGGGCATTCTACGGGCATCCATGGCAAGCATTGGGTGAGTGGTTAACGCTAGGCCATCTATACGGGATCTCATTTCAGCATCAATGGCCTTCTGGGTGTTATAGCCCTTCTCCACGATACCACGTCCCCTAAAGAGACCGGGGACTTCTTCCCAAGAAAACCCTACTACGGGCCGGTCTGACATTAGGTAAGGATTTTCCTCAGCCTTAAGGAGTCTGCCGTTACCAATGACAATAATGGCTTCTACATAAAGTGATCCGTCGGAACCCTCAGGCTCTCCTAAGATATTAACCATCTCCTCATCTTCAGACTCCCTTTGGGCAGCCTCTAGGAGCACTCTAGGAACCTTACCAAAGTACTTCTTCTGGCGTACTCGGTCACCCTCAGGGTACTGGACAAGCTCCTTAGATGGCTCGATGTCTTGATCTGGAGGAGCATCACCTAAGTATACGTCTCTGTAGACGCCTTGCTCCATAAGTTCCTCTACTTGGTGCCTAGGGACAAACTCGTCGATCCCGAAGCCTAAGCCGCTGTGGATGCAGGTAGCCGTAGGGTCAAACCGAAGGTTCTTAGTTTGAATAGGGCGTAAGGTTACACATACTTCCTCAGTTTCCTCTACGCCAAAGGACTGGAGACCTCCCATGGTGTCTTGTACTGCAGGGGCTCTGTACGTCTTTTGCTCTACTACAACTTCTGCTGCGGCGTAACCGTAGATAGCTGAGTTTAGGATACACTCGGCTACAGCACTACGCATTTTGGTTTTCTTGAATTTCTCGGTAAGGAGTTTCTCTAGGAGAGCAACGTCGGCCTTCTCTTGGTCACCCACGTTATCGTCTAGGCGGAAGAACTTACCTTGGCCAAAGATAGCTTCCTCGACCTCGGCTACTCCAGACTCCACGGCCTGCATGGTGTTAGGGGAGACAATTCTAGATCTCTCGGACTGTCTTTGGACGTCCTCTTTGGCCCATATGCCTCTCCAGATCCGGTAGTACTCATCGTCCTTTTCCTTATAGTTAGACTCGTAGTAGTTCTCCCAGTCGTTGAGGTGCGCCTCTACCCAAGACACTAAAGAACCCTTAGATGCCTCAAGGGAGTCTGCGTAGTCCTTAAGGGTTTCTTCTGTCTCTAGTATTTCTATTGCCATTAGTGCTCCTGTAGCCCCTAGGGGTCCTTAGTATCCTGAGATGTCGTCTAGGGGTTCGTCGTAGGTGTCTTGGAAGTCATCGTAGTAGACAACCTCTGCTAGTTGGTCTATGTAGGCTAGGGAATCCACCATGTCGTCGTGGGTCATAGGGTCTGGGAACTGGAATAACTGATCCATAAACTTAATGTTCCATTCACCTTTGTTTAACTTAACGAGACCATTCTCAAATCTACCTTGGAGTGCCCACATAATTCTGTCGGTCTTCTTTCGGTTACCGTGGGTTAACTCTTGTACGTGGAAGAACCTTCCGTATTGTCTTTGTAGGTCCTCTAGGGGTGACATAACAGCCTGCTTGGCGATCCCCTTCTCAATACCTATGGCACTTGGTTGGTACTCCTTAACGACACCAAAGATCACCGAGGCGGTTTCCTTTAGGGTCCATCGGCCAGAGATAATCTCCTTAACCCACCACCCTTCGGGAGATACCTTGACGATGGCTATGGATGTGTCGTCCAGTCTCTTGTCTGCTTTTTTACCCACCTCCTCAAAACCAGCAAGGTCTATTGCGACCAACCATTGTCCACCTTTTGGTTCTTCCTCAGAAAAGGAAACCCAAGACTCCTTGAACATCTCAGAGCCTCTGGCCTCAAAGGACGCCTCGTATTCCTGACGAAAGGCGTAGGAACTTAGAGTCTTACGGGCTACCTCGATTTCCGAGGGGTCCAAAAGGGGGTTGTCTCTGGAGGTAAAGTGCCAAGCTTTGAAGTCTGGAGCGTCCCCTAGGGCCGCCATGGTGTACAGTTCATAAAAGTGGTTACGACCCATGGGTGTGCCAATGAATATACAGGAACCTTTGTAGTCACTGAGGGCGGGACGGAGGATCTGCTCAAAGACCTCAGGTTTCATGTCCGCATACTCATCCATCACTAGGTGCTTAAGGGCTACCCCTCGCATGGTGTCTGGCCTATCGGCACCCTTGAGGGAGATCTTAGCTCCGTTCATAAGGGTGATCTGTAGGTTGTTAATGTGTTTCCCCGTGATAAAGGGATGGGCTAACTCAAGGAGAGTATCCCACATAATGTCCCTAGCCTGACCTTGGGTAGGAGCGACATAGTATACCTGCCCCGGAGAGTCCTCTAGGGCCTTTAGGATCAGGGTCACCGCTGCTAACCTAGACTTACCACATCTACGGCCTGCGGCAATGACCTTAAACCTAGTGGGGTCAAAAAAGACCTCCTCTTGCCAAGGTAGGAGTTCTATGGAGAAGTCTATAGCGCCCAAGGTATTTCCTTAGTGGCAAAGGGGCAGGGACTCGAACCCCGATCTTTAGTTTTGGAGACTAAGATTTTACCAGTTAAACTAACCCAATACACTAAGGGGACTCCTCAGGGTTGACTACGGTAAACTCAGCTTCCTCTATGGAATCTATAGTGTCCACTTTAGTGGTCCCGTGGGTGGTGATATTAATGTTGACTTGATTC